AGAGAAACAATACCAGTTCAAAGAGTCCGAGTAATACAGGACGATTCAGTTCCTAGAAGTAAAGACTCATGGTTTTGAGATAACTAGGAGAAAACTTGTATAAATTACGGACTTAAGTGTCCGTTTTTTATTGCTTAAAAAATTTTGAATTGGCACAAGTTGTAGAAATTAAAGACGAATTTTTAGTAATTGTTGGTTAGTTTGGAATTTACTCTTTAGAATTAGTCCCCGTTGCAGGGATATTAGAGTTCATTTGGTTATGATGTTTACACAATCAACACACTCTATATTTATCAGATTAGATGCTCGCCTCGTTCTCGCTACGCTTCACTTCGGCTCTCAGCATCGATTAGATAAGCGAGTGTGGTTAGTGGTTTGTGTTGATTAACTTCATTAATTTATAATAATATTATACCATAACTTTTATCATAAAGCAAGAACTGTTTTTGGTTGGTATATGTAATCGTGTGCAGGAACGCACTTTAGATACGAAAAAATATTTTGTAGTATTATTTCTAGTTGTAATATAGTGTGAAATTGACCAACGAATTTTCAAAGACCTCTAGTTTTCATTGCTATCTTTCTTCTAAATTCGAGTTGCTTTGCCTTCTCAATGTCTTTTTTGCGTTTTCGTTTCGTATAATTGTTCTTGTCATTCTTAATCGTTGATGGTTTGACATAAAATTCCTTCTCTCGAATTCGGTCTTTTATCCCTGCATTTTCGACTTTCTTCCTAAAAATACGCAGTCCTTTTTCGAAACTCATTCCTTTTATCTCAACTCTTGGCATCTGACCTCCTGTGAAAAGTCCAACCTCGTTTCCGTAGATAGTATACCTGTGAGGCGATTTGTGACGGAGTTCTGTCCAGTATAGTTGCGATATCTTCTGTTGACTTTACATTGTAATGTCTTTTGAGATAATCCTTTTCTTCCTGCGTCCAACTTCTACTCATCTTTAACAAAAATTCCGTCAACCATTCTGCCCTTACGGTCTTTGATGTCGTCATATGCAACATCAAGACATTCGTCTAGTGAGATACCTGCCCTTTCAACTATATTTATCAGTATAACCATGATATCACCTACATCGTCGCGAATGTCTTGTTGTTTACAAACGCTGTCAGAAAGTTCTCCAACTTCTTGAATTAACTTCATTACTTGGTCTTTCTGCGTTGAGCCATCAATGAGGTTGCGGTCGATATGCCACTGCTTGATTTTATTGACTGTGCCTATAAAACTTTTTACTTCATGTTGTGTCATTATGCTTCCTTATCTATGTCCCATTTAATTATATTTGCTTGATTTTTTATACTTGGTCTATTTTTCCAGAACTGTCTTTTTTCTTCGTCATAGACTGCTTTTGAATACCATTTATGTCCTTCTCTTCTCGCATCTTCAAAAGTTGCCCAAGTGAACATCAGAGGTATCAAAACTGCAATATGGACAACCAAACTAACGATTGAGTTATATCCTAACCAACCCATATAGTTTGCAGCGAATATCCCGAAGTAGAAAGACCACATGGTGAATAGTATCAATGTGAAATACATTCGTAGTGATGGGTCAGGTATATACTTCAAGGGATTGTGTCTGTCGTCCATAACTAAATTCCAACAGTTATAAATCCATAGTCCTGTTCTTATTACTAATTTTTTCATATAATATATTATACTCGCATTTTCACCGATTGTCAAGAACTATTTTAAGTTAACCATAATTTTTTTCTTGACTTCAACTCAAAAAGTTGTTATAATATTATCTATGAATGAAAATGATATAAGTTATTTACTATTTTTAATTATGATGTGTGGATTTACCTACATGTATGGAAAGCAAGTAGGAATACGAGGCACGATAGACTATTTGGAAGAGGAAGGAATACTGAATTTCGATGATACCGAAAAATAGTTCTTGACATCACGGTTAAAAATTGTTATAATTAGTATGTAAGTGATAGGTTTCACTTGCGATTTGGTGCGTCTACTGAAAAGGGACGCGAGTATTTACTGAAAAGGAATTATGGAGAATAAAATGAGTATAGATTTAAGTAAATTTTGGCTTGGTCTGGATATGCCTACTCTGCCACATTACACAGAGACAAGTTATCCAAGATATAATATAATCGAAAGTGCTGGTAATTATCGTATAGAGATTGCTGTGCCAGGTTGGAAGAAAGAAGAACTAGAGATAATCGCTGATGGCGAGGAACTCCAGTTAAAGGGTAAGAAAGAACACAAACTAGTCGGAGATGAACGCTTTGTTCATCAAGGATTAAGTCTAAAGTCTTTTGAACGAAGATTTATTCTTAACGCTGACTTACAAGTAGATGAAGTTAATCTACAAGACGGACTACTGACAATCACTCTGTCACGAACTCCAAATTCTAAGAGGAAAATCTTGGAGATAAATTAAATGGAATTAATCCGTAACTTTCGTGACGGAATATGTAGTGATGGTTCGATGTGTAATTACATTATGAATACAATTATCATAGTTGGATTTGGTAGTGTGATTGCTCACAGTGTATTAGCACTAACATAGACTGTCATAGGTTTCGAGGGGTGTTTCTCACGAGTGAAAACCCCTCACTCATAGGAGAATATATGAAAACATCACAATATGGAATAGATTTAATTAAGCACTTTGAAGGGTGTGAATTACAAGCATATCAGTGCGCAGCTGGTGTATGGACAATAGGATATGGACATACAAAAGGAGTGCAGCCTGGAGATGAGTGGTCTGAAGACCATGCTAATCATATGCTAGAAGTTGAGTTAGAGGAGTACGAAAACTATGTGAGTACAGCTGTAACGGTTCCACTATCTCAAAATCAATTCGATGCACTAGTCAGTTGGGTGTATAATCTCGGTAATGGTAATCTCACATCATCAACTATGTTGAAAGTTCTCAACTCTGGCGACTACGACGGAGTTCCTGCACAAATCAAAAGGTGGAACAAAGCAGGTGGAAAAGTTTTAGAAGGACTTACTAGACGCAGACAAGCAGAAGCAGATATGTTTGTAGGACATGATTGGACATTTAGATTATGAAAGAATGGTGGGTTTGGTTAACTAGTCTTTGGACTACTTATTACCGATTAACAGTTAGTTATAATGCGATTTATGGCGATAGTGACGATACTGTATTCACAGTAAAAAAGTTCTATTATAAACAGGACAAGTATTTAAAGTTCAAAACCTCCGAAGATGAGATAGTAGAAATACGAGGGGCAGAAGGACTTAATTATAAGATAGAGGAGCTGTAATGCAACAATTCTTATTAGCACTTCTTTTAGTATTAGGAGGACTTTCATACTATTTATGGAATGAGAACGGAGTATTAAAAGAAAACAACGCAAAGCTAGAAATAGCAATCCAAACACAAGAGGAAGCAATAGCTACATTACAAAGTGATTTTGCTTTACAAACAACACAATTAAATGAAATGACTGTTAAAAGTCAACAGGCACAAAGGGAACTCAACAGATACTCCGAGTTTATAAGAAACTACGAGTTAAGTGCAAAAATTATGGGTGACCCAGTAGAGATGCAAAGGAAGATAAACAATGGAACAAAACATATTATGGAAGACATCGAAAAGCTCAGCAATATTGTTGATGACCTCGATGATGGTCTCCAACTGCAGCCTACTCCCGACTAAACAGATAGAAGTTAGTGCAAAACCGATAGAGAGAACAATAGTTCAACCTATCATGCCTCGGGAGATAGACCTAAGAGAAGTTCGATGGTTAACTATTACACCAGAGAATTATGAAGAACAGTTTGCCATAATCGAAGCACAGGAAGGAGAGTTAGTTTTTCTTGCTATGACTATTCCCGATTATGAAACAATGGCATACAATATGCAAGAGTTGAAAAGATATATTACAGAACTCAAAGATGTGGTAGTATATTACCGAGAGGTTACCACAGCGGATTTAAATAGTGAAAACTCTAACAATTAAAAACAGTAATTTACAAACAAAACTAAATGGTTTGGCTGAAGTTGCCTATCAGCAGATAGCAACATATAAAAATCAACCACTCCCAAATATTTCATTACAAAGATTAAGAGAACTAATGAAAGACACAAACCCTACCAAAGAGGTAGATAATTGTTTAGATTATGCTTATAGAGATTTTAGCAAGGAGTGGAAAGACAGAAAGAAAACATTGTTAGGTTCTTTCAATTTAGAAACAAACACGACTAACTGGTATTATGATGAAATACTAATTCAACCACCAGAATGGGGTTGGAGTAGTTGGAATTGTAATAGTAATAAACCTAAGAACTTTATTAGATTTATTCATAATTCAGGTATAGGTTTTACTAACTGGGTAGAAGGTGGCAAGTGGTCATACATACCTGACAATACTGGTTGGACAGTAATTGCAGGAACTATGGACGGTGACCAGTGGTTATCTGATAGAAATAGAAGTGCAAAACCTAGATTTGTATTAGAGGTAGCGATACCTAGTTATAATTCTAGCGAATGGAAAAAAGCAGTGGAGATAGTCGAAAGTGCTTAGTAAGTTCTGGGAAATGCTTCAATGGAGAAGAGTGATGAATAAACACTCTGATTGGTTTGAAAAGCATGAACCAGCACAAGACCGTTTTGAAGAAAATGAAGAATGGTTAGAAGAATTAGAAGAAAGGGTAGACAAGTTAGAGAAAGACTCTCACCCATGTAAAGAACTACATGAGTTTGATGCTTACCCTGACTTGATAAAGAGAATAGAAAATTTGGAGAAAAATATTGGACGAGAGTCAACCGACAAAGCTAGTGGCGAATGACACTAGCGTAGTAAAAATAAAACA